TTTTTAATTTGGTAGTTACGTCCATTGATTTGACGCAACACACCATCAAGAAAGAAGATCGTTTGTTCTATATAGTCAATCTTCAGTTGTAGCTTTCTGACCTCATCATCAGCAGCAATGAACATTTTAATTTCATCGTTTGTAGTGAGTTTTAAATCAAACGGTGTTGTTTTGTATATACTTGTTGATGCTTTACCTTTATAATATATCCATTTATCTCTAACCATCATTCTCATTTCAGACTCTCTATCTTTTTTCATTAGAGAGAATGTATTAAAAAACTCCATATATCTCATATGGAGTTGGGGTATCCTTACGGATTCTTCACCATACTTATCAGGATCAATGATACTATCAATCTTCCACATATCCTGAAGTTGTTCTAAATTCATTAGATACCTTGGTCTTTAGTTTTTTCAAAAAATTCTTTCATTGATGACGATACATCAGGTGGATCTGGATATTTGTATCCTTTAATCTTCATCCACTTCTGACGTAATGCACCAAGATACCATGACTGAGATAGACTCTTAGGTCCATTCTCTAGTAAGTCAAGTTCTTTTGCATTACTTGTGTATGCTTTGTATTCTTCTCTCCAATTAGAATCATCCCATTCTGCAGTGGATTCTTCCCTTGGATTATCACCCTTTCTTAATCCCATTGGATCTACCTCCCATACCACATTATGTATAGACCTTAATACCCTAGCACGAATTTAAAAATTTTGCAACTACCTCAATTTCTGTTGGTTCTTATCTCTGACTTCGTAGAGTACATACTCGAAGGATGCTGTTGCAGTTAGATAATCATTATCCGTTCCAGTAACATCAAAAGGCATAGTTGATAATGATACTGGAAATACATTTTTAAATACTACATCAAAGTTAACTAAATTATTATTATTCAATACTTGTAGAGTTGCATCCGAATACCTATAATCATTAAATCCCTTATATTGACCTGTTGGTATGTTAGGATTCCTATTAGCATTTTTAAATATCTCTGCTTCATCATCTCCTTGTGGAACACCAAGAGCTCTTATCCAATTATGGAGTTCCATATAATTTCTAAGATCCTCATCAACAATAAATTCTATATTCAATTCCCCATATTGGACATTACCTTCTATAGGAATTGGAACCATACCCCTAGTAGGAATATCAACTTTACCTAAAGTTAAAGATGGTATCTCTGCTTTCTGACACAAGAAGGAAGTCTTTCTTGCTTTCTCAAGCAAGAAGACAAATCCTATAGGTGATAAGAAATTTTTATTTGTAAGTTGGTCCTGATACCAGTTTGCCATTAGCCCTACTTTTTAATTATTTATCTTTGATCCATCCCCTTACCTTGGATGTAGGTTGTCTAGAAAAATATTTCACCAACTGTGGTAAGTATGATACCCAGAAATCTACTTCAGATATATTTTTCTTAACCTCCCATTCTTTAACTTCTTTTTCTAAAAGAATCCTAGCTTCCTTTGATGATATAGAAGCATGATGAAAATGGATCTTATCTGATAAAATTTCTAAGGTAAATTCTTTATTCGTTACCTTATCACCCATAACTTCATCTGTATGTGAACCCCACTTGGGTGCTTTCATTCCTGTGTATTTCATATGTGTAAATTGCATATCGATTCTGGATCCCAACAATCTGGGCATTCCATCTCTTGTTCATAACTGTGTAATTTATGTATGACCTTATCATACTTAGAAGCAAGATCCTTATCCTGACTTCTTATAATGCTTCTGTAATACTCACATGCATGTAGCATACGTGCTATATCTTTTTCATGAAACTGCATGTTACTATCCCTGCCATATCAAATCAGGCATTGATTGTTGCCCTGGTCTATTCACAATCAATAATATAAAGTATCCAACAAACCAAATGATGTTGAATAACCATGCTTGCCTCCAGAAATATTTTCTGACTGCCATAGATCTAAGAATCTCAGGTGCTTTGTCCTGTGATCTAAATATCTGTTCAATAATAAATGCAATAATTGTTGCTATCACTAAAGGATAGAATACAAAGTTTGCGAATGACATTATTGAGATTAAGAATATCATAATGTTGAGGAAGGTTACAATCTATTTAGAAGTAATTGAAATTAATAACAACTCTTCTTTTTTCGTTAGTACAACTAGTACCACTATGTTTATAATGAACTGGGAAGATAACCATGCGGTTCTCTACACTTTCTATTTTAGTACCATTTTCAAATATTGTATACCCATCATTACTATTAACATAATAGATTGCTGTTAAAGAATCATCCCATGTAAAATCAACATGATATCCATGTTCAACTACTTCTTTAGTTCTTGTAGTTAGGTTTCCTTTTATTCTTAAGAGAGATCTAACACCAAGTTTCTTTATTATAGGATCAAGTATATTCCAATACCTCGTATCATTATACATTCCTGGAACATAAAAGGGATGATAAAATTGATAGTTATCTAATTCATTTTCACAGTTAGATTCATCATAAGGTACAGTTGTTGGTCCCCAATACCAAGGAAAGTCATCTTCAAGATATACTTCTTGTAGATGTGCCAACTCATGATGTGTTAAAAAATTATCAACTACCCTATGTTTCATAACATATACCAAGTATATTATATAGACACAAAAAAAGAGACCCCCAGAGGAGTCTCTTTGAAATATGTATCCGAAGAATTACATTAGGTTTGCAACTTGTACACGTCTGTAGTACTTGTTGGTATTCGCTGTAAGAGCACCAGAACCTTGTGTAAGACCTTGAGCAAATGGGTTTGATACCATTCCGTAACGAGTCTTAAAGCCAATTTTTGGTTGGAAGGTGTTAGGATTAATTGCTCTGACCTGCTGTAGAGGTACATATGGGCAATAGAATAATCCAGCGTCATAAGGAGAAGAACCTTTGTAACCAGCAACGTAGAAGTGCTTATCAGCAACGTTAGCAGAGTAAGGATCAACATAAACCTTGATCTTACCGTTAAGAGTACCAACAAGTGTGCTTGCAGTATCATCAACACCAGTAAGAGCGTTGTTGCCATTAAGAGCAGGAGTGTAATCAAGTACACCAGCCATTCCTAGAGCAGAAGCAACGTCTGCAGAGCAGATCAAAATGTTGCCCTTTCCACGACGAGTTTGCTGACCGATAGCGTTAGCATCTCTTTCGATTTGGAAAAGTAGTCCCTTGAACTTCTCAACTGACCATCTACCATTGGAGTCAACGTCTAGGTCAAATATACCAGCATCAGCAGTATTGTTCTGAGCACCTTCTACAGCATTAACGTAGATAGTACGAACAACTTCTCTGTTGATTTCAGCAAGTATCTCTGTTGAGAGAATGTTTGATAACTCTTGCTCGGCATCTAGACCATGAATTGCTTTCAAGTCTTGAGCTAGTTCGATTGAGTACTCAGCCTTTAAAGCACGTGACTTCGCAGTAACTGTTACTTTCTCGATTGAGAAACCCATTTCTCTGAAGGCAGTTGCAGCAGAGCTGTCATCCAATGCTTCAGCAGTGGTTGTTGCCATTCCTTGAGCATCACCTGTTAACTCGTAAGTTCCTGGTGAAGAGTCATTAAGAACGGAAGGGTTGTTTCCTTGAGCGTCGTTAGTTGCATCAGAAGCATTAGGATCATAGTCAGCAAGACGATTACCTGGGCCACCTGAGAAACCAGCGTTAGGCTCATTGAAGAATGCTTCTCTGTATGCTGCATCCGTAGCATCTCTCTCTGTACCGTAGTTGGTTCTCATCGCAAAGATAAGTCCTGTTGGACCTGTCATTGGCTGAACACCAGCAATGTCATAAGCAATTAGCTTAGGCATTGAACGACGAATAAGAGAGATAAGAACTGGGTCGAAACCAGCAACAGGACCTGTTGCAGTAGCATCAGCACCATATCCACCTGTACCTACAGTTTGAAGAGTTTCAGATAGGATTGCTCCTTCTTCAATCTGTGCTTTCTCTTGGTTTTCAAGAAGTTGGGCTACAACACCTTTCTTATAAGTATCCTCGATCTCTGGAAGAGCATCGTGATTAAGAACAGGGGCCCACTTTTCTTGGAGTTGTTTAATGTTAGACATTAGTTTTATTTTCCTTAAAGTGATTTATTATTTGGACCAACGTGATAGAGCATCAACGTACTTCGACATTGTGCCACTCTCGTTGTTTTCTACCAAAGGTGCAGATGCTTCTTCGGTGGGTTCAACTACAGTTTCTGCAGTCTCAGCCTTCCTAGTGAAGTATGATTCCTTGATAGTTTCGACTTTGTTTTTAAAGTCAGCTTCATTTTCAAACTCAACCCCTTCTGCCAATGAAACAAGCTTCTCCTTTTGGGTTTCAGCAAGTCCAGTAGCACATTCGTTCACGATTTCCATTCTAGTATACTCACCAATCCTCTTATTCAATGAGACATTAGTGTCGATTTGTTCGTTGAGCTTTTTCTCCATATCATTTATCTCTTCAGCCATACCGTCAAGTAGGTTGAATTTTTCTTCGGGTACAGTAAAGTTCTGTTCCACGAATAACTTTTTGAGCCCTTCAGTAAATGATTCTGCCATCTCCACTCTAATACCATGCTCAACAGCAAGTGAATTTTCTTCTAACCATTGCTTTGCAGCATAAGAGATGTAGTCATCAACCTTCTCGGCCAATTCTGTTTTAACCTTTTCGACCTCTTCTGTAAGAGTGCCTTCAAAGGCTTCTTGCAACGCTTTGACTTCCTCGTTAACCTTTTGGGTTACGACTGCCTCAAAGATTGTCTTTGCTTTAGTCTTGAACTCTTCATCTAGTTCTTGACCAGCGACAAGAGCGTCAACATCTTCACTAAAGTCGTACTTGGCTTCA